ACCCGGGTGCCATAGTTCCATCCGGTAGTTTTGTAGCCGTCCATTCAATCGTTGTTTGAGCCATTTTATTTTACCTCCGCCTCACGGTCGTTTTTACTTTCTTCCAGCACGTCATATGCGCGCTGTAGATTGAGCCACAATTTCGCACTTGTACCAAAGGCGTTGGCTATTCTCCATGCATTATGGTTAGTGATTGGGGACCTGCCATCAATAATGGCGCTTGCATGATCATAATCAAGGCCAGTTTTATTAACGAATTGGTAAAATGACCAATTTCGTTGTTCTATTTCAGCTTTAATAAATTCTCCGGGATGTGAATATACAGTGTTTGGTTCAGTCATTGGTCATTCTCCTATTCGTGTAAATAATCCGGTAATTCTTTATCCGGCTTGATATCCGCCTGGGTTGGCGCCGGCGTCTTTTTGCTAGGGCAGACGGCGGTGCGCTGCGCCTGGTATTCGCTCCCGTCCCAATCCGTTTCCGTGACCGTCACAGGGACCAGGCCCGTGCCGCCGCAATACTCGCAGGCGGGGTCACACTTTGGCCGATCTATAACCTCAAATTCAAAGTTAGTAGACGTGATCGGATTCTCCCGCATCTTGGCGCGCAGTTCATCGCGTAGCCGTTCGATGCGTTCGTCGGGGGACAGGTCGCCGGTCATGGGTGTTTACTCTTTTGGCAATAATCTGAGCCGTAATTCGGTTGGCTTCACGCTTTTCACCCTAAAACGACTGCCGCGGATAACGATGATTTCGTCCTCCCGAAACCATCCGCCGTGATCAGGATGTTTGACCTCTAACAATTCCTTAGCCCTATCGATGTCCTCTTGAGACATTTCTGCGATCCCTGTGTCTGCTTGTACAAATTCACCTTTTCCTGTGTCCATTTTGTTCTCCTTAATTTGCTTTTGCCGTCATCTTGGCAGCGGTTTCTACAAGCAACCTTATACCGTCGCCGCGGCTGACGTTTGTCATCCAGTGTACTTGATGGTGATCTTGATCTGCCGTGAACGCCACGGCTACGGCAGGGTTTGTGAAGCCGTGTTTCTCAAAGACTGCGAGAATGTCCTTTATCACCGGTCTTAGATCTTTTACGTCATCCATTTGCGACTTCCTTGATCGCTTCGATCGCGGTGTCATCCTTATTGAGGTTGAACACCTGCAGCTGAGCGCCAATACCAAATATCCAAACGTGAGCCAAAACGTAATAGTCAAACGACAAAGACAGCCCGACAATTTGTTTTAGATTGATTGGCCAGTAGGTTATATGTATCATAATCAAATAGCCTTTGATATTTTTTTCGAACACGAGTTGCTTGTACTCTGACATAGCTAAATCTCCTTTTCCAATACTACAAAATCAATTGATATTTCTCGGTTGGTGCAGCCGCGTGCGATGTTGCGCACGGTGGTTTTTGTGCGGTCTTCCAACCACTGGCGGTTATAATCATCAGAACATGCCAAAACCAACCTATCACCATCCAGCGATACGGGTACAACGGGCAACACAAATTGGTCAAAGGATACCTTGGCCATTTCTGATTTTAGCTGATTCCTTATGAGTTCCCAAAGTTTTAAAGAACCTTCTTTTGGTTCATAATGATTAAAAGCGTTTAAAACGGTTAGGGGGACATCTATGTCCTCTATCGTGCCCTGGATGTCCTCTATTGTGCCGGAAATGTCCGGCATCGCGCCCTGGACGTCCTCATCATCAAAGTCATAGGACATAATGTCCGGTATCGTTAGGGCGTATAGATTTATCTGGTAACGGTTATTTTTATGGTTTCTGTCCACGGACAGCTCCCCGGATTCCTCGAGTGATTGAATAATGCGCCTTACCTGGCGTTCTGATAGGCGTGATTTGCGTGCCAGGTATTCGATACCCGGGTATGCATAACCGCTATCATTGGCATTGTCGGCAATCGCCAGCAGCAAGAGCAATTCGCTGCCTTTGCGGCGGGAGGACTGCCAGATTTTGGACATTACTTTTATGCTCATATTATTTTTTTGATAAACAACAGATAGCCGGCGATCAGCACCGGGATAGCTTTTATCAAATATGCCAGGGCGTCGATCAGGGGTTGATAGTCACGCATGATTATTTTCTCCTTTCCCGCTTGCACTGCGGGCATTGCCCCTGGTTGGGGCTGGTTTTGATAAACGGCCTGCCGCAGTCTGACCACCTGCAGACTGCCGATGCGCCGTCAAATAGCGCGCCGGGCTTGACCTGCCCGGGGTGCGCTTTGATACTGGCTTCGACAAACGGCGGCGCATCATCCGAGTTGGATTGTGCGTATAGAGCCAGTACCGCGCCGTGGATCTCCGGGGAGATTGGATGCCGTCCGGATTCAAGGCTTGATATATAGCTGCGGGAATATGGCTGGCCCTTCCCGGCGGCAATGGACAGCCTACTGCCGAAATCGGCCTGCGAGAGGTTCAGCGCATTACGCAACCATCTTATATCGTGTGGATTGATTCCATTCGAATTCAACACCGACTAAACACCCCCACGGGCTTTTTGGCGTAGGTAATACAAAACATCATCAGCGGAGTATACCCAACTTCCACCCAATAACTGAATCCCGCGAGCGAGTCTCTTTTCGCGGGACAAAATCAGGCCCTTGGCCTCTAATCGCTCGAGATAATATCTAGCTACTGAGCTAGAGGTGGTATCGGTGTTGTTTATTATTTCATTTATTGTGGGTGATGTCCCCCCTGATTGTGCCATGTGCCTGACAATAAACTCAAATACCTGAAATTCACGGACGGTTAAATATTGCTTGAATTCGTCCAGGTTATATTGCATTTTGTCCTCCTGTCCCCAACGGTAAATCTAACTTTAACTGCGGGCTGATATCAGACTTAGCGTGCCGTAGTTGCGCGTTGATCCTTTGATTGGTGCTGATCGCCCGGTTGATATCCGATTTTAGGTGCGCTTCAAGCTCTGCCAGGTTGCGGGCCTTAAAATACCCGCCAGGGTTGTTTTTGCTGGGGAATACGTGGCAGATATCAAAGCCAAGGGTCGAGCAACGCAGATGGTATATCGCATTGCGCATATCGCGGTCATTGACCAGTAAAGTTTCACCGCGCACGCCTAAGCTGTGATTTGCCTGGGCAAATAGGGATTTCCGAGAAATTGTGTTTTCGGCGCCTGTGTGATCAAGCAATATTTTCTTGATCGTATACATTTGCGCCTTTGTGGGTTTCATCTTGGACATTTGTACCTCCTGTGTAAAGGTATAAAAGGTGGCCGGGGTAGGAAATTGAGAAGATCGTTACTACCCCGGCCGGTTGATAAGATGCCGGGCAACCTTGCGCCGCGCTCCGAACATTCACCATGCTGCGCGGCACAAATTTACTAAACGGCCTGTAGCGGGGGCGGGAATCGAACCCGCTGTTTCCGGATTATGAGACCGGCGAGCGCACCAGCGCTCATCCCCGCGTCGTTGGGCAACACATTATGGCCCAAAGTCACCAATTGATTTTGACCGTATCTGCCAACCATTAAGGCACGTTCCATGCGCGGGCAGATCGTTTTTGGGTGTCTTGTGATCGGGGCTTACCAGGTACCCGATCTGCATCGCCTTCCTGGAGGGGGAACAGAAAAGATATTCCCAAAAATTGAACCTGAGCCGGGCGCCGGACTCGAACCGGCTACCTTTTGATTACAAGACAAACGCTCGACCAGTTGAGCTTGCCCGGCTTGCCCCACTGCCATCACACAGCGGGGATCTAGCAAACTAATAAGCTACAGGAGGTATGTTATTTATGATGGCGTGACGATCTCAATAATGCCCGTGATGGGGCATTGGAAATAGTTACACAACGAAATCAATACTTTTGTGCTTATGTACCCTGGCGCAAAAGTGTTTTTTGCCCACGCCTTGGCGGTGGTGGGGGATATCCGGGCGCCGTAGTGAAGATCTTCGGCAGTCTCGCCGCGTGCTTTTAGCAAGGCGGGGACTTTATTAATCAATAATCCTTTGTTTTTGTCCATTTGAGATTTGCTCCTGCTGAAAATCATACACGAAATAAATATATCTGTCAAGTAGATTATAAAACTGACTATTGACATGTTGACCGGAATGTTATAAAATAAAGCATATCAAAAACACAGGAGGCACGAAATGAAAACAAATAAAGTCTTGGTAAGAGGTAATGAGGCGATCGAGCTGGTGCGCACCGATAAAGCACTGGCAATATTCCGCCACTTTATCGAGGGTGGCCGGATCGTCGGACGGGAAACCGTTGACACTGCAGTATTCAAGACTGCAATCGAAGCCGAGAAACGATTTCACGAGCAGGTCGGGTCATTGATCGCCCGCGGGTATCGTGAAGCGATTATGACGGTAATGGCATATTACCCCGGCGGATTACGGCAGCCTGATAGGCTGCCGCGTGAAGAGTTACAATTCCGGCAAGAGTGGGAAGATCATAACCAGGAAAGGACGATGCCGAGATGAGCGCCAAAACAGATTTCACCCTTGAGGAACTTGTCGAGATCCGCCAGGCGTGGAATAACTACGCCACGGCAAACACGATCCCCAGCCAGGCATACCACGCCGTCAAGATATTGGGTCGGGCGGTTCATAATCGGGGACACGCCCGCCTACGGTTGGCCCAGGTCGACGGCGAATTTGCTTATAAATTCGATGTCAACGAAAAATACGCCGGATGGGATTTTGAGAATTTATATTCCTGGGAGATCACCGTCACCCGGCATCTTTACACACCGGGCATTGAAGATGAAATGATGGGGGTGGCATTGATTGGATCGCCTCAAAAGGATTGGGAGAAAAAACAAGACTGTTTGATGAACTGGACTGAGGTTGTCGATTCCCACGGCCAGGTAATGCCAGGATATTATAAATATATTGCCGAGCGCAAAGCAAAAGATAATTTTGTAATTCCGGGTGACTGGTGGAAAGTTGTTGCAATGGTTGGCGAAAAAGCCGACCGGGTAAAAAATGAAGCCGCACTGAAGGATGAGAAAGTCACGGCGGCGGAACTTGCCCGCACGTTGATGATCGACCGGGTACCGGCTGAATATCTAAAAATCAAAAAGAACATGGAGAATAAATAATGAGTGAAGGCACAGGCAAGGCAATAGCGATGTACGGCGAAAAGGCCGTACTGCATGACATGACCAACCGCATCCTTAAGATGATGGTCGGCACGCGTAAATTATCAAATTCTGAGGCGGCAACGCTGGCACAGATTAGCGTAATGCATGGCCTGGATCCATTCAACGGCGAAGCTTGGTATATTCCCGGTTCTGGCGTCATGGTCGGAATAAAGGGGTTGCGCAAGTCTGCCAAGAAGCAGCTGAAGAAAACCGCTGGCCCGGATGCGGCGTTCTGGGTGGAATTTGAAATGGAAGCCAGGCCGGAAGAGGTCGGCGCCGGCCCGAATGATATTGTATACCGCGCGTACTTGCGGGACAGCGAAACGCTGGAAGCGCACGCGGCCCGCCTCGAGAGGTATATCAAATTAGGGTATGCACGGGATGAGGCAAGAGCCGAGGTCGGCCCCTCACCCAAGACGATCGGCACTGGAATTTACCGCCAGGGTGAAAAAACCAAGATGAACCCGCACGAATGTGCAATGAAGCGGGCGGAAGCCCATGCAATCAAACAGAGGTTCGACGTTGAATTCCTGGTATCAGACAATGATGATGTGCGGATCGATTTTGGCCCTGAGATCGCCGCCGGCGATGATCATCCAGCGGACCAGGATGATTACATCGAAGCCGAATTCCACGATCAGGAACCGGCGCCTGCAGCGCCACCGGCAGCACCGCCACCAGCCAAGGAAAAAAAGCCAGCGCCGGGAGTGGATCGCCAGGAGATTGATGATTTTTGGTCGGCGCAGCGAAAGACGGCGCTGAGCATTGGAGAGGCCAAAGAACTATTGTCCGAGTGTGGCCAGGATTACAAAGTGGCGCTTGAGGCGCTGAAAAAGAACCATATACCCCCGGAGGTGTAACGATGGAAGATCTTTATAAGGTGACTGAGTTTTTATTTGGCGATGCGTTTGTATTCCGGTCCGCGGTGAAATCGCCGCGGGCTGGCGCGGTCTGGTCAAGCTGCTTTGAATGCCCGAAGGGGAAATGGGTGATAAATAGGGCGGGTGTGTATTGCGAGCTTGACCCCGACAAGATCCATGACGGCGCAAGCGTGCCAAGCTGGTGCAGGTTGATCATTGGGGGCGGGCGATGAACTATCGAGACGCGTATATAAGAGATTCACGGGCCAGGGCGCGCCGCATGATTGCCTACTTTGAGGCGGACGGCGTTTATTATCAGCGTAAAAACGGGATCGTGATATGCTTAGAATGCATGAAAGAGCAAACCGCCAAGACAGCGGCGGAAGCGCAGGAACGGGGCGGCAACCATTTCCCCCGGTGTAAGTACCAGATTGAAAAACAAATAGAGGCTGGCGCGATGCTGGCGTGGTGAGGTGTGATTGTGGCAGAAAATAAAAAGTTTGAAAAGGGTGACCCCTTGGTCGTAATTGGGCGCTACAAAATGTCAGAAAACGGTGCTGATATTGTTGTTTTTGGCGAGTGGATCGGTGGCGGTAGAGTATTTACACCCGCGGAGGCCCTGGCGAAGCTGCAAGGGCTTGAATTCAAGCAGGATTGGATTGATGGGAAGCCTAAGGTGGTGAACTCATGACATACAAAATTACACGCGAGTTTCTTGGATCGTGGTCAGTCTTGGGGGTCGAGCGTGACAGCGCCGGCGAGGTTGTCAGATTCAGCCTGGCAACCGGATTTGATGACGAGGTGGAAGCCGAGAGGTATTTGGATATGGTGCAGCGGTGGAAGGGGGTGAGAGGATGAAAATCAGAAAGATGGAAAACGATGTAGTCTTGCGCTTTATATTTAGAGGCGTATATTATGAGGGTGTGTTTGGGGTTGATGTGAATAACTTTAAGCTGATTGAGTTCTCATTTGCTGGGAAGTGGGAGAACGGGCTTGTGTTTAGTATCACCATCTTGATATTTTATGGCGTTTTTAGAATACAGTGGAAATTCCCGGAGCTAAGAAAGGTTAAGTAATGAGCGAACCGACAAAGACAATTATTAAAGCGTTATATGCAATCATGCTGAAGATTGCGCCAGTATTTTCAAAGATGTATCAACCGTATCGGTGCGAATGGTGCTACCGAGAAGCGGAAGAGCGCACAAGCGGCGCGGGTGATCGTGAATGGTATTTCACTCGCGAAATGCACTCGGAAAAATGTATCTTTGCAGCGATTGAGGATTTGGCCGATGGATAAGCCAATAAGAACGAAGCCCGAACCGTATTGCCCGGAATGCGGCGGCAGGATGAAACTGCGTAGGCCCAAACTCGGCCAGAAATGGAGCACGTTTTGGGGATGCGTTGATTATCCGAATTGTGAGGGCACGCGCCAGATTATGAGCGACGGACGCCCGGAAGATGACAGGATAAATTAAATGAATATGTTTGTAGACCCTATGGAATGCGCACAGATGATTATAGAAATTTCACTTGGAAAGCAATGCAACCCCTGGGCAGCTGCGGACGAAATGAAAGCGCTTGGTATATTTCCCTTGCGCGTTTTATTACCACACGAGGCGGAATATCTGAGTAGGATCACAATATACCGCTCATCGCAATGGTCGGATGTGATTGGGAGATTATACAGACATGGAGAAGAAGCGGGCCACGAATTGACGCAGTTGACGCTAAAAGAACTCGCGAAGCAAGCCATGAATTGACACCCGTCGATAAATAAGCTAAGATCAAGCTAATATACCCGCCAAGCCTCTATCCCCTTTGTAGGATATGCTGCAATGTGGCGGGTTTTTTGTTTAAGTCGACCGCAAAACCGTTTGATTATGCGCGGTATACATGCTAATATCTATTTATTATGAGAAATATTACCAAAAGGTTGACATATAGCAGGTTGATAAATGGCAGAAAATAAAGCAGGCAATAATCAGGTTGGCCAGAAGTGGCGAAACAGAATCATTGACGTGGGCGAAATTGACCCTGAGCAGATATTGGCTAACCCGCTAAACTTCCGCATCCATCCCAAGAACCAGCAAGATGCTTTATTGGGTGTGCTGGATGAGGTCGGTTGGGTTCAAGATGTGATTGTAAACGCCAGAACCAATACCCTGATTGATGGGCATTTGCGCGTGAAACTAGCATTGAGGCGGGGGGAGAAAACAGTACCGGCCAAGTTCGTGGATTTGTCCCCGGAAGAAGAGGCCCTGATACTTTCCACATTTGACCCCATAAGCGCACTGGCGGCCACGGACAAAGAGAAACTAGATGAGCTATTGCAAAATGTAGACACAACGAATGAAGAACTTACCCAATTCCTGAGTGATTTTGCGGAGGACAATAATCTCTATTTTGGCGATCAACCTGAGGAATTAGAAGATCCCGGAGCAAGCATAGACAAAGCCGAAGAGCTAAGAGAGAAATGGGGCGTTGAAAGCGGGCAACTGTGGCAGCTTGGAAATCATCGGGTGATATGCGGCGACTGCACGGATGCGGCGGTGGTTGATAGGTTGATGGATAAAGAAAAGGTTGACTGCTTATTTACATCCCCCCCATATGGTGTTGGTGTTGATTATGGGATATATGAGGATAATATAGATAACCTCAGAGAATTAATACCTGCGGTAGTTAGGATTGCCAATAAATATATAATCCGTGGGGGGTATTGCGTGTTAAATTTCGGCGATATTATTACCGGGCGCACTGTAACCAATGGTAAATATCCGGAGGAATACCCAATGGCATTGGAGTATTACGGCCCATTTTCGGCGGGCGGGTTCAGATTGTGGTCAAGGAGGATTTGGGTAAAGCCGCACGCACGCGTTGCTGCGCCCTGGACGGCATCATCTAGCAGGGCCGCGAGTGACTTTGAGCATATATGGACGTTTGTTAATAGTGACGATCAGATAACAGGTAGGACGGCGGGCGAATATAACAGCTATTTGGGATGGGTAGATACGTCAAAACTAGATGGTGTAGACGTTGGGAAAGAAACGCATGGCGCGGGGATGCCGGTGTCGTTGGCCGTATGGATGATAAATATACATACGCTGCACGGGGGCGGCGTCGTTGAGCCATTTATAGGGACGGGCACAACCCTAATCGCCTGTGAGAAGCTATCCCGCAAGTGCTACGGGGTAGAGATTGAACCAAAATACGTGGCCGTAACACTGGAGCGCTGGCACGAGATGACCGGGAAAATGCCGGAATTGGTAAACGCATAAATGGTAGACAAAACATCTAGTCGTAAGATAACGGCAGCAGAGCGCAGGGTAAAGGCGACGCATTTGCGCAAGGCCGGCGCGACCTACCAGGAAATAGGCGACGCCTTGGGTGTGACGCCGCAGGCGGCCTATAAGATGGTATCGCGTGCGATATCGATCAACGATAAAAAGACGAGCGAAAATGTAGAGGAAATGCGGGAGCTTGAGCTACAAAGGCTTGATAAGTTGTTTTTTTTGATGTATCAAAAGGCAATGGCCGGCACAATGGGCGCGGTTGATCGATGTATAAAGATCATGGAGCGACGCGCCAAACTGCAAGGACTTGATGCGCCCGCCGCGATTGACATGACAACCAAGGGTAAGGGGCTGGACGAGGCGATAATCCGGGGACTACAAAAGGCTTATGGAAGCGACAGCCCAGAAGATTGACGCCGGAGCGGTGTATAAATATGCTATAGCAGCCAGGGAAACGGGTTGCCCGCGTGATCAACTTGAGAACTTTTACCGCGGCGGGTACATTGCCCAGCCTAAGCAGCTGTTATTCCATGCGCTGGCCAGGCAGGCCGACCACCCTAATGGGCCGGACCAGATTGGATTTGGGGGATCCCGCGGGCCTGGTAAATCGCATGCAATCTTTGCACAGGTTGCGCTTGATGACTGTCAGCGGTACCCGGGGCTAAAAGCCCTATATCTGCGCAAGGTCGGAAAGCAGGCACGGGAGCAGATAGATGACCTGCGCCGCAAGGTCCTCTATCATGTACCCCACAAGTACAACCGAAACAGCGGGGTTATTGAGTTCGGGAACGGGTCCAGAATTATTGTTGGGCACTTTCGGAACGAATCGGACATTGATAATTACCTGGGGATTGAGTACGATATCATCGCGATTGAGGAAACGACCACCCTGACGGTGACGAAATATAAAGCGCTGAGGGATAGTAACCGGTCAAGCATGCCCGGATTCCGGGAAAGGATGTACAACAGCACGAACCCGGGCGGGGTTGGCCATGCCTGGTATAAAGATCGATTCATAGATCCCTATCGAACCAAGACCGAAACCTTTACACGGTTCATACCCGCGACCGTTGACGATAACGCCTATATAAAGCCGGGTTATAAGCGCAAGCTGGAAGAGAACACCGGCTGGCGGCTGCGGGCATACCGGTTCGGTGATTGGGACATTGCGGCCGGGCAATTTTTCTCGACCTTCCGCAACGATATCCATGTGATCAAGCCCTTCCGGATCCCCAAGGATTGGCGGGTTTGGCTATCGATGGATTATGGATTCGTGCATTATACCGTGGTGCATTTGTGGGCAATGGATGGGGATGGAAACGTTTATACACTTGATGAGTACTACGGAAGCCGCACGCAGGTATCACAGCATGCGGCGTCAATACAGGCAATGATAGCGCGTTGGGGGATAGACGCGGATCGCATTTATAAATTCGTGGCCGGCAGTGATGTATTCGCCCGAAAAGATGAAGGGCCTACAATCGCTGACCAATATAAGCGGCAGGGGATCCGGTTGCGTCCCGCCAAGATGGACCGGGTCAATGGATGGGCCGAAATGCTTGGAAGGCTGGGAGATGTCGAAGCAAAGATACCGCCGCGGTGGCGAATATTCGATACCTGTATCGGGCTGGCTAGGACCTTGCCAATGATGGAGCATAACCCGAATCGCCCGGAAGATGTCCTGAAAGTCGATGTAGATGAGGACGGGAACGGCGGCGATGACTTTGTAGATTGTGCGAGATACGGTATCATGGAAGCGGCCGCAAAATCTAAAGCCGTTTCAGCTGAGGTAGATTGGCGTGGAAAACGGCCGGTTGATTCCTATGAGCCGGATTATAGAACGCAAGCAGAAATAGACAAGTTACTAAGAGAGGCTGAACACAATGACTGACGAAAGAAAATCTGTATATGATTTACCCGCTTACAAGCCATACAAACCGCTTTGGGAAGCGCGTGTTAAGGAACTGACCCGCCGGTCGAGCTATTACGACGGGAGCAGGTACGGCCGCAACGAAAGCGGCATAAACGTGCTGCGGTCGTTTTATCGAGCGATCCCGCAGGTCGCCGGGCAGATCAAGTCATTATATAACCCGCTGTCCCGTGCGGTCGATGTCGATGCCGGTATTATTCCGGGCGGGTGGGCGTTCCCAGACGGTGCGCCGGACACATGGGCGCCGGCAAGGGACAAACTGTTTTCCTGGTCAAAGTGGAAAACCGAAGGTGTTTTATACGTGCATTATGGAGCGCAATACGGCATCACTGGCCTGAGGGTGGCAGATCTGCGTCAAGAGGGAAAAATCATTCTGCAGCCGGTAGATCCGACCACCTTTTTATTGATACCTAAAAGCCAATATGACGCCGGGCCGGCTATGTCAATCATGGTGCAGGTAAAGATGGACGACGAAGGGGCCGAATACGAATACGCGGAAGTGATCACCGATTCAACGATATTGACCTATAAAAACGGGGAGCCGCAAGGCTTTGATTTGAGAGATCCAGAATATACCAACGAAAACGGCTTCGTGCCGTTTGTCGAGGCCGTCCATATGAAAACCGGCAAGCGTTGGGGTGAAGCCACCTACGAGAAAGCAATGGCAATTCTTGACGAAGCCAATGAGCTCGCAACCGACCTTGCAGATGTGATCAAGGATAACAAGGACCCGCAGGTCGTTATCTTTGGTGCAGAACCGGGGGAATTGTCAAAGGGGAAAGATACGGTTTGGTTTGTGCCAGATCCACGGGGGCGGGTTGAAATGCTTGTACCTGGTATCAATATCGAGGGCATTTTGGCCTTTGTGAAGGACGTCAAAAAGGATCTAAAGGACAGCCTGCCGGAATTGGCGTTTGATGAACTGCGAGAAAAAACACAGATTGCAACGGCTACATTACAGATCCAGTTGATGGAACTGACGCTAAAGATCATGAGGGTGCGCCCGAATTATGACGCCGGGTTGGTCGACGCCTTGCGCATGGCCGGAAAAATGGCCGTTGAAATGGGTATACCTGAGATATCCGTACTGGATGATGATGAATTATCCCTGAACGACGAGCGGCCGGTATTACCCCTTGACCCCAAAACCATGATGGAGTTGGAAATGCAGGAAATAGCGCTTGAACGTGAGCGCGGCATGGGAATAAGCGAGGGCGTTAATGCCTGATATCGGTCCAGCCCTGACGTTTTCGAACAAAATCGGGGCGGTCGAAGATCAATACACGGCGGAGGTCAGGCGGGTACACAAGGACGCCCGGCGGGAGCTGCTTGATATTGTCACATTTTACGGCATTAAATCGCCGATGCTCAAAAGCCAAATAAAGCGGGTGGTTGATCAGATGGGCGTGGAATTGCAGAATGTAGGCCGTGATCAACAGCGTAAAGTGATCACCTACACCAAGAAATACGGGCAGATTGAATTTGACAAGATGCGGGCTTATATCAAGACCGTCCCACAGTTCGGAATGGTGCATAACCGCACCGAACCGGAGCGGCGCAAGAAGCTGGCCGTGCTGGAAGAAACGCCCGTTTGGTTGGGCGCCTATTATGCCGCCCTGATTGGGGAGCTAAACCGCCTGCAGAATTCCGATGAAGAAGAGGCCGCGGCGGTCAATAGGTTACTTTCAACCAAAATCACGGACGGCAGAGCGTCCACCTGGCGCAAGGCCAAGAATAACGGGGAATTGCAGTCAGGGCTTGACCTGTGGTCGGTGGCGGCTGGGTTGATGGGAATGTACTTTGTAACTGGTCAGGAAACCAGCGGCACGCCTTGGAGCCGCCAGGTGATAGCCGCGATTGATGAAAACACAACCGATTGCTGTTTGAGGGCGCATGGGCAGATCCAGCCCGTGGGAAAGCCGTTTCAGTTATTCGGCACCCCCCGATTTGCGGATCGCATGATGCATACCCCCTTCCACTGGCGGTGCAGGACCTCCATTGCCCTGTACCATGAAGCGATGGAGGGGATTGGCGTAACTACCCCGCAGATGCGGGAAGCGGCGAGGGCCGAAATAAACGCCAGGGCCAAGACGGGATTCAGAGTTGAAATACACCCGGCGGATTCAACCAGTGGAAGGTGAAACATGTATATTTTGATTGGTAAGCTGAAGCACCCAAACCCGCATGTGAAATCAAAGGTATATGTCCCGATGGTAAAGGATGCCGGCAAGCGGTCCAGGCCGTTACGCCTATCATTTCGTAGAAAGCGGGACGCCGAGGGATACGGTAAACGGGTAATTGACCGCTATAATAGTGTGTTTCAACTAAATTAACACTTGCGCACAAAATTTACTTGTGCTAATATGGCAATGACAACTCAATAATAACGTTGGGGTGCCGCGTGACCGGAAACAAGAACCGGCCGGGGTCCTGAGAAATCAATTTCAACGATTGATGTATCAGGATCCCGGTTTTTTTATCCTCGTGGCGTTGCACGATAAAAACGAAAGGAGAAAGGATGTCTTTCAAAGCACCACTGTTTTATTCACAAGGGGACCCGGGGGGCGGCGCACAACCGCCAGCCCCGCAAGCTGCGCCACCCGAACCGCCCGCCGCCGCCCCGCCCAAGCCTGGCAACGATGATGTGATGATACCGAAAGCCAGGTTTGACGAGGCCAACACAAAGCTGAAGGAAACGCAGGACAGATTGGCCCAGCTGGAAGCCGCCGAAAATGAGCGGAAGAAAAAGAAAATGGAAGAGGACGGCAAGATTAATGAATTGCTGGCCCAAACCCAAAAAGAGCTGGATAATCTCAAAATGGAAAATACCCGGCTGCAGGTCGCACAGGCAAAGAATTTGCCGGCCGAATTGGTTGATCGCTTAAAGGGCACAACCAAAGAAGAACTGGAAGCGGACGCTGATAAATTACTGGCGTTTGTAAAAGCGCCGGGAAAGGTGCCGGGGGTGCCTCCGGTAGGTGCTGGGGGAGCGCCGGTGCCATTTGACGTAAGCAAGGCGACGCCTGAGGAAATTCGGAAGGCGCGCCAGGATGGAAAGGTAACATTTCACAATTAATCAAGCACGGCGGATCGTGGCGTTGCACGAAAAAAACGAAGAGGCCAGACAGCCAATACAAAAAATAGGAGAAATAAATCATGGTTAATATTGGAACTGGCGAACTTAGCAACTCTATCGCAACGATTGTCGCCGCCGAAGCATTGGGATATCTCAAAGCAAATACTGTAATGTCACGCCTGGTCAATCGAGACTGGGACAATGAAGTCGCAACCCACGGGCAAACGATTAAGATCCCTTATGGTGGTGCGTTGAGCGCCAACGATAAGGCCGCCGACACTGTCATCACCCTGCAGACCCCGTCCGATGCCGCTTATACCGTGACCCTCAACAAACACAAGGAAGTTTCTTTCCTGATTGAGGATATCGGTAAGGCCCTTGCACGGCCCGACTGGATCGAGCGCTATTTGCTGGACGGCATGGGGGTGCTGGCCGAGCAGATTGACGGAGATCTCACCGCCCTGTATTCTGGTCTTTCCCAGACCATTGATGCAACCCTTGGGCTGGGAGAAGATGATTTCCGGGAAGCCCGCCGGTTGCTGAACGCTGCAAAGGCGCCTATGGCCAACCGCCGGGCAGTATTGCATGAGGATGCTGAATTCGAGGCCCTGGGGATCGACCGCATTATCAACCGTGATTATGCTGAAAGCCTGGGTAGCATGGCTGCAGATTCCTATGTGAATCGGGCATACGGATTTGATATCTTCCTGGATCAAAAAGTCACCGTTGCCGCAACCCAGGCTAAAAACCTGTTCTTTCATCGTGACGCGTTCGTGATCGCTACCCGCCCGTTGCCGAGCGCACCGGAAGGGGCTGGCGTGATCCAGCGTGTTATGGATGAGGACGGCATGGGCCTCCGGGTAACTGTGTCCTACGACCATGATCACCTGGGCGTAAAAGTGACCATTGACGTGCTTTACGGTGTCGCAGAGCTGCGCGATAACCACGGCGTCGTAGTCAGCACCACCGAGATCTAAACCGAACCATAGCCAGGGCGGGGAGTGATCCCCGCCCTTTTAGGAGCTACCAAAATGGGAAGTAAATTCAACTCACACCCTGATTTAAAAATTGATGCCAATTTTACGGTCGGCGCCGAAGCTACCAACGCAATCAACGTTGCAATTCAACTGCTTGACCGTGAAAATGGAAACGAAATTGCAGAACGTGTATCTCTTGCATGGTATCTTGCAAACGATGCCAACGGGGATACGCCTTCTTCAGTTGCCCCGACCGGGGGCGCAGCTATTGGGACAGATGGCGCGCTGATTGAGTGGACCGCCAACCTGTCCGGGCTGGTAATATCCGAAATCGATGGTGATATTGATATCACCCTCACCGATACCGGTACCCCGACCTTTTACCTGGTCTTGGTTATGCCAGACGGCAAATTGCAGGTATCAGGCGCAATCACGTTCGCCTAATCGAAAGGAAAATTATGTCTGACGAAAAGCATTATTTTATCCAGAACCCAGCCGGAGCGATCCACGAGGTAACCAAAGCGCACGCCGCCGAATTACTCAAACGGCCCGGCTACCGTCCAGCGACCAAAGAGCAGGTCAAAGCGTATAAGACGCCTAATATGACCCGCAAGGTTAGGGACAAAGATGGAAATATTGAACTTAAAAAGGTTGCCGTCCAGCGGTTTGACCGTCCGATTGGGGAACCCTGGATGCCGTCCCCCGAAGGGTTTGACATGGATGAGCTATTCGCAGATGTGAACGATCCCGAACCAAAGCGCAATCCCGAACCCGATCCTGAACCGCAGGACGATCCCGGGGATGAATACCCCGACGACGACGAACCGCAGGAGTAATCCTTGGCAGAGCGTAACCGGCTGATCAATGGCCGATTTTTACACAATTTGAACGGCTGGACCATCTCCGGCGCTGCGTATAGCGCCGGAGATGGTGACGAGCATTATGGCGTGGCCGTGCTTGCGGATACAGAATACATCCAGCAGGCTTTTGCGGTACTGGATACCCGCCTGCACACCTTGCATGTATCGGCCTATGCAGCCTCCGGTTTTGCCAGCACCGAGGTCCAGATTATTATCACGGACGGCGACGGTAACACAGTCGCGACAAAGAACATCGCAATCACGGCGGCCACCTGGACAGAAAACTCTTACACACTTGGGCTTGCTCCTGGCACCACCTACAATATCAAGATTATCAATAATTCAGCGGGTGAGGATATCAAGATTGATGATGTCTGGCTTTGGTATGTCCCCCTCACAAGGGCAGAAATAGCGTCACGCGTCAATACCAACCTTGGCCGGTTATCCACTGATCGAAGTCTTAGCACGGTTGCCTCCGGTGCACAGACGGAAGGCGATTTCACATATGCAATTGATGCCGGCTTGCGGTCGCTGGGCGCAATCAACCCGGAGACGGGTACCCCCGACGTGCGATACATTGACCCGCAAGACGTCAACGGCACGCTTGATGCTGTACTCACCGAGATGCTCCAATTCCTGCAGCGTGATTATGCAACTGAGGTTGATCTGTCAGTTGGTCCGCGCCGTGAGAGTTTATCCCAGATCGGGAAATCAATCGGTGAAATGTTACCAGGCAGCGGCGGCGGACAAAGCGGCGGCGGGCAGATTGTGATGAGGAAGCTCAACCGTGGCTGATAGCTTTGCAAAAATGGCGACCGTCACGGCCAGCACAAAGCGGGTACCTGCGATTGGGGAAGACGGTACCCGGGGTGTAGCAACAACCAGTATTGCGAGCCTTGCCTGCACCCCGCTGGACCCAGTCGATCCGGAACTGAAAGAAACATTGCGGCTTGAGACGGCGCATACCGTGCTCGAAACCTACGTTGATGGGAGTATTGATATCGTGATCGGTGATATTCTTGTCGTAGGTTCAACCGAGTATTTGATCCGGGCCGCTGAGGACTGGACCTATAGATCAAGCAAGTATTTACATCTAATCTTAGAGGCGCTGAAACGATGAGCCAGGATACAATGACCATCCGGGGATTACAGAAGGCGCAAGAATGGAACCTGCGAGCGCAGGCAGCCCTAAAGCCCAAAGGCGCCCTGGGGCGGGCGGTTCAGTTTGTCACAGTCGGACTGCACCGGCTTGCGGTTGCTTATGCTCACGTTGACACCGGAGCGATGAAAGCGTCAATCAGGCTTGAGGTCAATTTAAGCAAGATGTTTGGCAAGGTATACATAGACCCCCGCGCAGTGAATAGGAGCGGGAAACGCCCTGCCGAATATGGCGTATATGAGCATGAGCGCGGGGATCGCATGCGTTTTTTGACCGTGCCATGAATGATATAGATCCCCTGTTATCCCGTGCGGTTGATTTCATCCTTGTGGAGGTGTCCTAATGGCCGCAGATGCCAAGAATCGGGAAACTGTCCGGGACGCCCTGACGGCGCTGTTTTCAGCGGCGTTCACGGCCGGAACGGTGGTGCAAGCCGTTTACGGCTACAAAAAAGGGACGTTCACCGAGTCGCCGGTATTGCTGGTGACGAGCGCGGGCAGTGATCGCAAGCGTAGAGGGCTAAGCGATACGAAATATCGCAACCCGTTTTATTTCGATCTTATGACCTTTGTTGCTGAGGCAGACGCCGCCGCCGGATGGACCGAACAAGAGGTGGAAGATCGACTTGACCTTATTGATAAAATGATTGCCGATGTCATTGCGGACAATCGCAATACTGCCAATTGGCACTCATTGGATTTTGATGATACACCCACGCAGATATTACCGGCAGTCGTAGGTGGAAACCCGTATCAACTAGAAATAACGCGCATTGTCGCGGAGGTGTTTGATGTCTAATGTTTATGTAGAATATACCGGGCCTGGTTATGTGCAGGGAGTACCCGCACGTGATTTGACCAGGGAAGATTGGGATGCGCTCACCGATGAGCAGAAAAAGGCGGCGGTGAATAGCTCCGGCGTTTATAAGTTTATCAAGGCGGTAAAGCCGAAGGAGACTGACGAGAAATGAGCGAAAAACAACTATTAGAAATCCAGGTCGGTAAAGAAACCACCTGGGGTACACCTGTAACCCCGACCGCTAAGTTGATGGGGGTGGTCGAGCCTGCCAAACTCACGGCGGGTGTAAAGACCCTGAACCTGCCAGAGCAACGCGGCAGCCATGCGATACACTATAATTCCGTATTGTCAGAGGTGCGAGGATCCGGCAGCCTGCCGAATATGTACGTGACCTACGAGGACGTTTGTTACCTGCTAGATTGTCTATTCGGCCAGGCGACACCCTCCGGCGTTGGTCCCTACGTGTATGATTACGCGGCACCGCTTACGAGCAACCCATCCCCCCGGATTTTGACGCTTATGAGCGGCGGCCCGGATGGTGTATACCAACTGGCCGGCGGGTTGATCAACCAGCTGGTGATCAGCGGCGAGAGCGGCCAACCGCTAAAGATGAGCGCCGATTTTATCGGCCAGGATGTCGCTACTGGAACGCTGGCGGGCCTGTCAGATCGTACAGTAAATATTGCAATGGGCGACCACGTTGTATTATATATTGATGCTTTTGGCGGGACCATCGGCACGACCGCAATCAGCACGATCTTTTATTCGTTCGAATTGGCGATCAAAAACGAGAGATCGACAAAATTGGGGCTTGGCGCATTGACCCCCAGCGGATACCGTGAGCATGGGTGGTCTGGCACTCTCAAAATGACGTTGGAATTCGACGCCACATCCAAGGCTTACCTGGATGCAATCGTTGGCGCATCTGCCGTATTCCAGAAGCTGGTAAGAATTAAGTCAACCCTGGACGCTAATCACGTCCTGCAGTTAGATTTTGCGGGTACTATGCTTGATTCCCCGGAGATCTTCACGGACAAGGACGGCACAATTACAGTCGATATCAACCTGGAAGATACCTACGAATCGACCTTCGCCAATTGGTGCAAAGCGCAGGTTACCAATCAAGTGAGCGCATTGGCATGAGCGAAGAAGCACAGACGCCAAAAGATGAACTGGAAATGGAAGGGGTCAGGATTGTTTTTCCTGACCCCTTTTTACAGCGCGACCTTGAGGGATACCAGGTACACCTTAACGACTTGATAGGTGATATCAATGTTTTGTCAGTTATACGCGGCGCTATTGTGCGCACCGGGATCCATCTTGGGTGGATTAAGGGCTTATCCGAAAAAGAGGTAGGCGAAAAAGATCCCGCATTGATTGCGTGGGCGGCTACTGAAACGGATTCCTTTGTGCGTAAGGCGCAGATTTTCCCAAAAGCCTGACGCTGGCGGCGGTTGCATATGCGGAGAAAAAGGGACCGCCTCCGCAGGAATTGATTTGGTATAGGAATTTGCAGGCGTACGGTTTGCCGTATGCTGGCGGATGGATGGAGCAACCCGCCGGGCTTGTGCGCCGGATGGAAACTACATATCAGATTGTAGCTGCTTACCAGTCATATATAAAAGACGGATTGAAAACAGGCAAGCGCAGCAAGTGGAAAATAGATCATCCAGAACATTGGGAGATCGTAAAGTCAATAGACGAGATGCGAAAAAATGACAACGAAAGAAATTGATATCATCGTCCGCGGGCGATACGAGGACAAAAAAGCCTTAAAGGATGTTCAGCAGGATCTAAAAGGCGTCGGAACGTCCAGCGTATCTTCCATGAAGGGTACCAATACCTTTACAACCGCATTATCATCTTTGGGAAAAATGGCCGGCGGATTGCTGGCTGCTGGTTTTTTTCTAAAACTTGGTCAGCGGCTAGTAGACTTTACGCAAAAAAGCATTGATACCGCCTCCGATCTGAACGAAAGTTTGTCAAAATTCCGGGAAGTATTCAAAGATCAAGCCGACAAAACAGAGGAAATATTAGGCAGAGAAGCGGAAGCGGTCGGGCGGTCAAAATATGAATGGATGCAGTACGCCGCGGAAATCCAAGCCACATTGATACCCCTTGGGTTTACCCGCGAGGAAGCCGCCGATCTTTCTGTGGAACTGGTGAAGCTGACAACTGACCTGGCATCATTCAATAACGAGGCCGATTCTGAGGTACTCGCAAAACTAATTTCAACGATTGTCGGCAACCATGAAGCGGCCCGCAGCTGGGGCGTTGTTATCTCCGAAAATCGACTAAAAGCCGAACTTGCAAAGCAGGGCATGCAGGATCTTACCGGCGCCGAATTGGAATATGCCAAGGTGTTGGGACGGCTTGAAATTATCATGGACAGTACGGCAGACGCGCAAGGCGACCTTGCCCGCACAATGGATAGTCATTCCAACGTCACAAAGTCGGTAGAGGCGGCCACACTAGATCTTGAAAAAGCCTGGGGGGATCGCTTGTTACCGACGTCGGTAAAGCTGAAGCTGGAATGGATTGAATTGCTGGAAACCCTTACTGACCTGGTGGATGATAACAGTATCAATAATGGATGGAAAGAAACTAACAGGGTGATCGCCGAGCAATCAAAGCTTATATTGGTAAACAGCCAATCTTATGAAGATTATGTAGAAAAAGTGATAGCCTTGCGAGAAGAGCAAGGACGGCTTACAGGCGAATCGCAGAAAACAAGTATTATGACCGGTGAGCTGACCAGCAGCATGAAGGCGGCCGGTATGACCCTGGAGGGGCTCGAAAAACGATACGTTGGCGTAACCCGGGCACAGTACGAAGGCGCGCAGCAAGCAATATCATTCGATCAAGCATTGCTGAATAATGCCGCGTCAGGAACCGCATTTAAGACAACCCTGGCCGAAGTGACCGACGAGTTGGATATTTGGAGCCAGACCGTAGCCGATGGGAAAGCGCAGGTTGATGCGCTCAAGCAATCTATTGATATCGGGCTAACCAAAGGATTCCAGGAAACAAAAACAAAAGTCGCTGATCTGAGGGTAGAAGAAGCCCTATTGATGGACCAGCTTGAGAACCTCAAACCAGGTACTAAAAAATACGATGAGGTCAACGGCAAGCTGATAGAGGTACAGACCGAAATCGCAGACACACAAGCCGCCTGGGATGAGTATACCAAGCGTATGATATTTGACCTGGCACAGGCTGCCCTTGCGGCAGACGGCTACACAAACGAAGAAATCCAGGCGTTGGCTAATCTGGCAGGTCCCGAAGGTATGGGGTTGGTAGACGAGGCCGGACAGGCGCTAATTTCAACGATTGGAATAGCTGCCGAGCAGCTAGGCCAGGCCGGTGATCAGTCGGACATATTTACCGGGACATTATTAACAGCACAGGGTGCAATCTCAAACACAGATCAAAATATTGGCGACGTTGAGCAATCATTAGGAGATATGACAGGGAAGGTCAGCGACGCCACTGGATCAATATCTGATGAAGGTGGGTTCGTTACGTCGGTTTATGCCATGAAAGAGGGGATCACGGTAACAAAGGATGCGATTGTTGGGGGTGAGGGGATGGTTACCGCATTGACCGAAGCGCAGGGCAGCATGGTCAAGACAACCGAAAAAGTCGAGGGGTTAAAAGGTAATGTGGAACGGCTGAGGGGTGAAATCGAGGACGTTGCCGGTGATTACGAAATCAATTTCACAATTAACGTTGACGGTGAGTTACCCAAAACCGGCGGGGGTGGCAGCGGGACGGGTGGCGGCGGTGGAACTGGCGGTGGCGGCAGTGGCACAAAATATGGCAGCACCCATCCAGGCCACGCACGCGGTGGATTTGTTCGGGGCGGGCGTGCAATTCTTGTCGGTGAGGAAGGGCCTGAGATTTTTGTACCCCCATCTAATGGTAACATCATCCCCAATGATGAGATCTACGGCGGTGGTCAATCGTTTGCACGCGGCGCAGGATCGCCAATCACCATAAATATATATGATGCCCAGAACCCCGATGCCGTATCACGTGAGGTAATTCGCAAGTTGAAACAACAGGGAGTTTTCGCATGACATATCCAGACACCCTAACCCTGGCCGTCACGGTCGGAGGTACCACATTCACGACCAAGATTATCCCGGGGTCATTGAATATCACGAACGTACTGACCAGGCAGATCGATACCTGCACATTTACGATTGAGGGGGCAAGCGCAACACCTCCCAGCGATTGGGACGAAATCATAATCACGGATGCCGGCACGCGCATATTTGCCGGGTATGTGGTCAACGTGGAAGAGGTCCTGGGGGCAGACCTTGACATTGATTACCGAATATCAGGATCCGATTATGCTATTCTTCTTGAAAAGGCGTTCGTCCGGGAAGAGTTCACAAACCAGACGGATGCCCAGATATTAAACTCTTTGTTTACTGATTACCTGAGCGAGATCAACGCGACCACCTACGTTTCAACCACGAATACGATCCCCAAGATACGATTCAACCGGGTGTCGCTGCGCCAGGCGCTGGATCTGCTTGCAGATCTGGGTAATGCCGACTGGTATATCGACTATAACAAGAATCTGCACTTTTTTGTCAATGAAGAAAATTTTGCATCGTTTTCGTTGAGTGATGCCCCGGATTTGTCCGCGTCGTTTCCCTATGATGGGCTTATGATCACCCGTGACGGTTCCGGGGTGATTAACCGGATTGAAATAGTAGGGGGCGATTACCTATCAGAGGACCAGACATTTTACCTGGAGGGGACTGGACAGGATAACCGCATCATCATGCCGTTTAACATGTATGAGCCGGAAGCAGGCGGCGGGCTGAAGGTGTACCGCAATGACAATACGGAAGCCTCGCCAACCTGGACACAGTTGACCGTAAAGGTGGGATATATTGATACAATCAGCTTGACCACGGAAGTACTGCACTACTTCCAGGAACGGGTGATTGAGCAGGTCAATAATTGGCCCAACCTGCCCAACGCGGTAAAAGTTGTCGGGCGGTATGATGTGCCGTTGCGGTCACGCGTGCGGGATGAAGCCAGTTATACACACTATGGCCGCTGGATGGATGGTGTCATAGTAGACGCCGAGATCGTTGATAAATCGGTTGCCAAGATGCGGGGGCGGGTGCAGTTGGCGCAGTCTGCAATGGCCAAGACGGCGATTGAGCTTATCTGCCAGCAGCCGGGATTGAGGTCTGGTGAGAAGATCCGGCTGGTAAACAGCCTGCACGGCATTGATGAAGATTACCTGATCCAGAAAGTAACGACCACGGTATCAGCTGGCGGATTGACGGTTAATAATGTATCCTTAGGTGTGTATTCTGGCGACCTGGTTGACCTTATAGTCAGCCTGGCGCGCAATGCCAGACCGAAATCAATCTGGCGTGATGATGAAGTATTGGACGAAATATTTAATCAAGCCGAAACTATGGCGCTAACCGAAGGAACCCCGACCGTAGCAAATACGGCCGCGCCCTATACCTGGGGCGTTGGCGGATCCAATGATTTTAATTGGGGCTTTGGGAAATGGAGTTGATATGGATGATGTAGTAGTAAGGATATTTGGGGATACGCCGCTAGAGTTGAGCGGCCGTTCGATTCTGCGGGTATGGGAGCCGGGAGCGATCCAGGCTTTTATGCTGCGGGGTATGACAATGGCGCAGGCCCAGAAAGCGGCATTTGACCGCGGTTATCTACTCGAAGAACATCACGTTGAAAACTTGGTAGTCACGGTTGGTAAAGGGATGGTTGCAGCTTGGGCCATTGACGACGAAACCACCGGCCTGACTTATCATGCTATCGGCACGAGCGCGACCGCGCCGGTGATAGGCAATACGGCGCTTGGTACGGAATCGGCGCGTAAAATCTTTACCTATCGCGGCTACACCGGGAATATAGTCACGTTGTCGGTATTTTACACGGCGGCCGAATCGACCTATAATATCAAAGAAGCCGGCGTATTTGGCGGGGCGGCTGCATCTGCTACAGCCGGCAGCGGTACGCTGTTCTCTCATTATTTGCAGTCTTATGACAACAGCGGCGGGTTGAAAGATCTTACCTTTGATTATGAACTTACGATTGGTTAAAGGAGTGATTTGAAATGGCTATAGTTGATAATACAGTTGTTGCAAATGCTTCAGAAGTAGCGGTAAACGATCAAGCCTCTGCAGCCCAATACAATAACCTGCTTGAGGACGCATTGAGCGCCAGGGTGAGGGATATTTATAGGGGCGGGAATCTAGTCAAAAACTTTCCGCAGTATGATTCTTGGAAAACGGCTGCGAATATTAACTGGTGGGCAGTCTCAACGGATGGGTCGTTAGCAACATATTACCGCAGCGGTGGATTTACCGACAGCGGAGCCCCGTTGTCAATAAATGATGAGGGATTCGAGTTGACTCTATCTCCCGGCGGCGTTTCTATGTATGGTGATCTATCACAGGAGTTTGTGCATACCGATGAACCATTATTGCTTGACAGTGATACTGTTGTATCGGGGGGAGTATGGGTATACCTTGAATCTGGAATCGATAGCGCCACCTTACAAATTAAAAATGGCGCTGGAACGGTAATAGGTTCATCGGCCACATCTGTCACCGGGTCGTGGGTTTACCTTGAGGTCAAAAATGTGACCGTTGGGACCACCAAAACAACATTTGCAATAGTGGCGGTGTCGGCGTCCGCAAGTGCCGTGAGTGTTGCTATTACAAACCCCGTTTTTAACGTAGGCCCAACCCCAATCCCATTTGAGCCAAGGCGTAAGCGGTATGTAGCTTTGGGAACCCCGGTCGAATTGCTGGCGGACGGTTCCCTTGCCGGGTGGACCGATATAGATGTGACTACCAATACTCACGCATTGGCGTTTGCTGCGGATATCATGATACACGTCCGATATAATGCAGCGACGTCGAATTTTGCGGTAAGGCCGAACGGTTCAGCATGGACAGTTGCGGCGGCAAAAAAAATAACCATTGTATCGGCCACAGAATCGGCGGAAATCAGTACTATAATTCCCCTAGACAGCGGGCAAGTTTTCGAATACACAGTTGATTTAGCAAGCCTGCAAAATGCGGTAATATATTTACAGGGGTACGAAAGATGGATATAAAAAGGAGCAGTGAAATGAAAGCAATAAAGATCTTGATAATTATGTTTTTGTTGGTGGGCAGTGTACCGATTACAATGGCGGCGCCGCAACCAGCCCCGGCCGAAACGGTGCAAGATGACATAAATGCGACAATGGCCTATGTTACCAAAATATCAACTGCCTTGAGTGATGGTGAGATGAATTACGGTGTAATGACCTATATGACGTTGACGAGGTTTATTGGCGTTGGGGCGCGTGAACCGATATTTATAGCGCTGGCCGCGAAACTATCGGGGGGCAGCCGATACTTAATGAATGGCAACTATATAGGCTTGTTCCAGATTTGTGGTTTTCGGCCCTGGGCATTGTACAACGATTCATATGGCGACCCGATAGACAATCGTTATTACCTGACCGGCCCCACCCGAAACACAAAATTTGCGGTGATGAAAATGGACCGGATAATGGAGGAGATTTGGGAGCCTGTTGCTTTCTATCATTCTGATTTGGAATTAGTGGCCGAAAGATTTTATTGTACGCCTAACCACTTTGAGCCAATCGTGTATTCATGCAATGGGAGCGCAGCCTGGGCCGCTGACTGGTATGATAATTATCTCCCGGCTGCAAATGCGGCTTGGTCGGCATACGTCGCACCCTAGCAAAGGACGCAAACCCAATGATTAGAGCGCACGGTATCGATCTAAGCAAGTGGAACGTGAGTTTCAATAAGCCGAAGGAAACCCCCTTACCGGTTGACTTTGCAATTCAGCGGCTGAGTTATGGCCTAATGCCAGATGAACGCCTCATGGAGCTACATACCCAGATCAAAGAAATCCCTATCCGGGGGGCATATCATTATTTCAGTTCGGCGGCCAATTGGCAGCAGCAGGCCGCGCACTTTTTATCCCTGGTTGACCGGCTTGGCGAGTTTGATTTTTATGCCCTGGATATTGAGAAATATTATAATAAAAAGTCGGCTGGGTTTGCGAGCGGCGCCAGGCTGTGGATCGAGGAGATCGCCAGGCAAACCGGGAAGCGGGTCATGCTGTACACAAACCCGGATGTGTATGTTAACTGGCTTTTGCCTTACGGCGTTTGGATGTCTGATCTCCCCCTTTGGATCGCTCAATACTGGTGGTTACCTTCCCCGGAGAAAAACCCTGGCATGGCAAAGATGAAACGGTCTGAATGGAGAATATACCAGTATACTAAAAATGGCGATGGGGACGCCTACGGGGTCGGCAGTGACTATGTCGATCTAAACGTTTACAACGGCACGGTCGAGGAAATGCGGGACTGGCTTGGTATGGATGAAACCACCGGCCCGGACGATCCCGACGAAGGCAAAGAGTACTTTTACATGGGGTTTGATGCCGGCGTTGCACGCGCCGAAGAAATTATCGCGCAGGCAAAAACAGATATAAGCAACCTGAGAAGCTAAATTATCCATATCATTACAACAGGACGGCAGCAATGGCAGACGACAGCGGAAGAGTAACCCAGCGACAACTTTACGAAACACTGGTAGGCATCGAGGAAAGATTGGTTCGCAAGATCGACGACAACGGCAAGGCGATTGGGGAACTGAGAACGGATATCAGGGGTATTGCAACAAAACAAGAAGAGGACAGCAAGGAAATTGAGAACCTTCGCGGGCAGTTCCGGTTATCCGATATCATCGTAACCATTATATCAGCGGCGTTTGCTGGTATCGGTACGATGATCGGCGTTGCAATTAATAAAAAATAACCAATGGCTGCTAAAGATCAATACGACTGGCCTGCCGTAGTCGAAAAATGCCTGGACCTGGTCAGAACAAAGCAATGCGCGCCGATGCTATCAGAACTGGCGCCGATGATTGGCATACCGCCTACATCGTTGTCGCGTGGTTTTGCAAAGATGGGGATATCAATCGCCGACCTGCGCAAAGCGGCGCTAGAGATTGAATACATCATAGACGATGAAGCGGCAAACACCAGGGAGGTAAGCACAAAGCACCCCCGGATAAAAACGCTTGATCAGCTGCTCGAGGCGGCACATGTCGACCTTGAAACCTGGGAGGTGGAGCGGTACGTGGTGAACAAGTGGGAAGTCGGGGCAAAGGACTCACAGAATGAAATAAAAATCCATCCACTATACCAAGTCAAAGCCTGGCTGAGGCGCAAAGAACTGCAGGCGCTATTCCCGACCATCCAGCCGATAAGTATATCCCCAGCCATACCGCGACCGGTGAAACGCACCCGCAAGGGCGTCCAACGGTCGTTATTTATTGCCGATCCGCAGACTGGATTCAGGCGCAAGGTTCACACCGGGGAGATTGTTCCGTTCCACGACCGCCGCGTTTTGGATCTTGCGCTGCAGATCGCAGAATACCAGGGCTTCGACGATATCACCTGGGGCGGGGACATCCTTGATC